GAAACTCGGGATAATCCTTAAACCAAGCTTCTGCAAGTACTTGACTTGCATAGCTGGAAAGGAAGTTCGTGGCTCCTTTGTAGTCACCACTGAGGAATTTTCTTCCTACATCCCAATACTTTCCTACAACTTTCTGAACATGATCTACCAAATTATCCGCCCCTGATCCAGTGAGAGCAAAGACGTCAAATTTCTGCAAAGCCTTCCACATCATATGTTGGAATGGCTTTAGCATAGAATAAACGTCAAACTCTCCAACTGAGATCACTCGGAACTTAAACGGTTCAGGGATCACACGGATATTGACAACGGCCGGTTCTGATAGTTTATTCAGAACCTGACCGGCCACTTCATCGAAGATGTCGTGATAATTATACGAACATCGAGAGTATAAAAGAGTGACTCGGGTACTACCCTTGAATCGCGCATCCCCAACGAGAACATGGATACCAAGACGATAACAAACACCCGTAGGGTCGTTTCGTCGATAGGCTCCCATTCTCCTAAGGAATTCACCCGCAAAGCCTCCGGTTGCTACACCAGACTCAATGCAAGCCGATTTGGAAAGTGTGTAGTTCTTTCGAACCTTCACCCTCTCCATCATCTCTCTCATCTCCTCACCCGTCCTTATCAGAGCATCGTACACCTCACTAGACATATCTGGCGCAAACGCCGTTAGAGATTCTCTAGTATCCAGTACGGTATCCAACCAGTCCTCTTCTTCGAGAGGTAATAGGCACTTCTTGAAACCTTGAAGGATAGTAAATCGACTTTCCTTAGCTTTCAAGCCATTGCCCATACAGCGTCTTCTAATAGACTGCCCTGGTCGGCCTCTGCACAAAAATCCATCGGTTCCCACGATCTTGGACGATCGCGGTGGTAACTCGACGTTCTCATGGTGTGCAAATAACCATAAAGTTGAGTATTTAAGATTGGCACCCCACACTCTCGTCAAATAGAGTAGTGCGTAGTGTCGGTCAGTCTGGAGGATCCAATCCTTCTCAAACCGCCCTCTATACCCAAGGATACGGAGTAAATCCATTATCCGGTCTGTGGTGTCGGTGGCATAGAGCGCTACTTTAGGACCAAGTCTTGTTTGGACATTATGGTACTTAGTGTAGGCACGCTCTAAATAGGCGACTAATCTATCATCGTCATACTG